TCTGTGGTGTCGGAAACAACTGGGTCTGTAGAAGTATCGGTCATTTGATTTTTCCTTGGTCTAGCCATGATAATCTCACTTGTTTTTTAGTCGTGCGCTCATTGCTTTGGCTTTTGCCTTAGCATCGCTCTTAGATGAAGCACCCCAAACTTGAAGTGACTTTAGAAGCCGCGTTGGGCGACCTTTATCGTCATGCTCAGGTCCGGGCATGTTACCCATTCTGGCTAAGAAACTTGCGCGACGGGGATTATCCCCGCTCTTCACTGGTGGTTTAAGGTTATGCCCCTGCGCTTTCGCAGAGGCACGGCCTTTCGCATTTAATCCGCCGGCAGGATTTTTGCCTTCCGAGCGCTGCCATGCCGGTGATTTAGCCATTATTTGCCCCGCTTGACCATGCCGCCCTTTTTCATGGCAGGCATACCCATCTTCTTGTCCATTTTCATGTCAGCCTTTGAGTTCTCTTTAAGGCCCATCTTTTTATCAGATGCCTTATCTTTCTTCTCGAAAGCCATCATTTTCTTTGACATTTTAGCCATTGGTAACTCCTGTTAAGCTAAGAATTTAAGTTTATAGATGGTCTTTTGGTAGGTACCGCAGAGGTCATCAATCATGTTTTCGATAGACGGGTTACCATCGGCAATATCTTCCCGATTTTCTGTAGCCCAATCATACTCTTCCGTAATAGCCGCCAAGATATCACGTTTGGTATCTTGTGCAGCCAGCTTTACTGGGCCGATCAATTCACCGCTGCAAGCTTGATGAGCTTCAACGATGGTATCAACCTTCTCAATAATATCGTCGTAAAAATCGCCAAGTGCCATGTGCTTGGCAAACGAACCTGCACCCTGCGCACGCCAATGTGCAAGGTGGGCTGCGTTTCGGATGGCGAATGTACGGGAGACGAGTTCCTCAATCATAACGATTCCTTATATCTCTACGTTCATATTGAACGCGGTTTGCGCAACCTCGGCTACGCGGCGACCCCAACCTTTTCCGAATGTATCCCAAGTGGGTAGTGCTTGCAAGAAAGCTAATCTGGCTTCGCAGACTCTTGAAGCAATTTCACGAGGGTTTGTCGTTTCAAGAGCGTTAAGTGTGGCTGGCCCGATTTGTCCGTCAATGCCAACACCGAGAATCGACTGCAAGGCTTTTGCCGCACGCGCCGGCCCCGAGTTGATCGCAAAATCAAAGACTGCATAATCTACCCCTTCTGGGAGATCGTCGCCTTTGACCGTATCCCAGTAGAGCTTCTTATACAATGGTTTCACATCGGAAGGGGTTAACGCCTTGATATCGTCTTTAGTGACAGGGTGACCGACGTAAGATTCCCAAGTTGCCTTGGTGCAGCCCAAGTTGGTTGCGCCACCCGGATCACGGCTATTGTCAACGTAGCCACCTTCGTTCTTAAGAACTAGGGCAAAGCACTGCTCCCAATTACTTTTCATTATTTTGGAACCGAGTTGTAAAGAAGGTGGTCTTTGTTTTGGCTGCTGCTGGACGACCCAAAATAAAAAGATAAAACCAACATTACCCCATCGCGAAGAGTTGTTACCAAATCGTTAACCATCGGGTCAGATGAAACCTGAAAACCAAAAACCCTCATCGCAATTATTGCGGCAAAGCCGCCGATAATGATTGTTGCAAGGATGGCTGGAATAATTGACTTCGTATTTACTGCCATTTGGCGCGCCGAATCGCGATCTCCGGCCGAAATACGCTCCAGATCAATATCGAGCGATTTCATCTGCACTTTAAAATCGTTGTCAATTTTTTTAAGCGCCGCAAGTTGGTCACCCGTTGGGTTAGCCAAAGCAGTCATGATATCATCTTCGGTACCGTTTTCATGTCCGAACAAAGCACCTGAAATAGCTTTTACCGCCATGCCACCTACAGGGCCAAGCAATGCCGTTGCTAACGTTGGTGCAACAGATGAAATTAAAGGCCCAAAATTTTTCATTAAATCCATATTAATTCTCCCATACAGAAACGTTTAAGCCTAAATCATTCATTTTTTTAATAAATGAATAGGCATATTGAGCGGCTGATTTCTTTATACCCAATTTATTTGCAAATTCCATTAAAGGAATTTTTTCACCGTTTACATTTAAATAACGTGTATTTGTTTTATTATTTTGTTGTGTTTTAGAAGAAGCCCAACGGCAATTTTCTGGGCCATAGTTTCCATTTACATCAATACGATCAATGGACATACCAATCGGCGGCTCTCCCATATCTTCGTAAAAGTTTTCAAAAATTTTCCACCTGTCGCAAACTCTAATGCCGCGATCATAATAACGATGAGAATCTTTATAATTTGGAAGTCCACGCTCAATCATACCAGCCCAAATTTTATGGATTCTGGTATTTGTCATACCATGCCGTGCGGAAAATCCTTGTTGGCCTTTAACTGAAACAGGTTTACCAGATTCTAAAATGTCCATGTTATTTCACCGTTATCATGAGAAAAACACCGATTGCAGCGATACCCAATACCAGAAAACCGACTATACTGGATACAAAAATTAAATCTTGGCGGGCTTCTTCTTGAGCTTTTAACTCGGCCGCTGCATGGCGTGCTGCTTCTTTACGCATTTCAATTACTTCCCGTTGAATTGCATCCCAAGCTGCTCGCCCGTACTGACCGACGAACATATTCTTTACTTGAAGCTGCATGTCCAATGCTTTTTGCTTTGCAGCATAAATTTTAATGGCTTCAGCTTCGAACTCGGACTGTGACTGGAATAACTTCTTTTTGCGTGGGGTGGATGCAATGGTTGTAATTTGTGCAACTTTACTGAAAAGGTTACCTACCTTCTCAGCCGTATCCATCACATCTTGGCCCGCGTCTACGGCCGACTTGATGGAGTTATATAAAGCGGTCGCGCCAGCGATGAGGGTAAACGGGTCCACAGATCATTTTTTCCACTGAGAGTACGCGCCCAAGGCAAGCAACCCTATTACCCCGTAAGTTATCCATTGGACGACTGTCCGACCGATTGTGGCTTTAACATCCCGGTAGCTCTCGATCAAAGTGCGAAGATCGCGAATATCTGTACCGGCTTTATCATCATGCAGCCCCAAACTCTCAAGGGCGCGTCTAGCTCCGCGCTCGGCGGCATCATCAATTAATTTTGCAAGGTCCGCATATTCTGAAGCATCCATCATGCGCTCCTTACAGTAAATTGGATGGTATCTTCTTTGATCTGACCGCCTGATGTTGTCATGATGACATCAACCGTATAGTTGATGTTCGCAACACCGTAATTGGCGAAAAACACTACCGAAGTTGCTGGATTGGCAATCGAGTAGGCGTCAATCTGAAGAGCGCCGGTCCCTGTTGGGGTTACCGTGAAGGTAATGGACGAGATCGTCTCACTAGTATCCAACCAATCGGAATAGTCGATTGTGTAGCGCTTTCGCTCTGATGGGGACTTTATAAAGTTAGCAAGCTTCATGCCGATGCCCTTAATCTGCTTTCCACTAGAGACTTCCGGTATTCAGCTAGTTCCTCGATGTTATCGTTGACCGGTATAATGATTGTACGGTCTTCGTAATCAAGGGTGACAGCTTGAACTTCAAAAGGAACTTCGATTGTAATACTAGCATCTACGACGGCAGGATCAATCAATATCGTATTGATCTCCTGCGGCACATAAATGATCTCGCTATCTGTATAGAAAAATGTGCTTTCGTACAAGCGGGCGGCATAGCCACTTGACACATAATTTGTCGATCCAAGATTAAACGTATAGTTGTGGGTAAGCGAAGCTGACCGACCGGTATAAAGGTAGGTACCCGAGCCGGCAATAATCGACACACCGCGCTGAAATGAATTGTTGTTACCTGTTAAGGTAAAGGCTCCGTAAGCAGCCACAAGGCGGCGTGAATACGTGAACGAGGCCGGGTTACCCGTCTGATTATAGGACGTAGTATCTAAGTAAAACTTTCTAGCGGCAGTAAGGACTACAGCCTTGCCAGATAGGGTGTAGGTACCTTGCGAAGATGTGAGCTTGCGCGCAGCAGCAAGGGATGCCGCGTAGCCAGCGATGGAATATGTACCAGTGACGGGTTTGAGGACGTGAGCCTCAATAAAGCTCGCGCTAAATCCGGCAGTGGAATAGATACCTTGATACCCGCCATAGGTGGCAGGGAAGAATCGGGTTGCTTTAAGGGTGGCCGCATTACCAGTTTGGGAATAACTACCTTGTGTAGCTATAACCTTATGCCCGAACGCCAAAGTAGCGGCATACCCGGTTTGAGAGTAGCTACCTTGTGTAACTGATAATATATGGCCGACCGCTAGGGTAGCTGCGTACCCAGTTTGGGAATAACTACCGTTTGCGGCAGAAATTGCACGAGTACGCGTAATTACCGCAGCGTATCCGGTTACATTATATCCGGTATTGAACTGTTGGAATGCGGTGGGCTGGAACGCACTTGAGTTGAACCCACCGTAAGCAGAACTGGATGCTACTAAGGTATAAGCCTTAGTAGTTTCAAAAGCAGTGGGTTCAAATGTTGACCTTAGAAATGCGGACGCCACTGCTCATCTCCGAGTTACCTCATAAGGTAATTTTAAGCTTACGGCGTGGTAGGCGCAACATCTAGATTTATCATCACCGGCTCAGAAGGTGATGCTGGACCGTGAGTTGGTGTAGAAGAAATCATATCGACTATGGGCCAGTTTAAAGCAGTGGCTACCGAAACAAAAGCACCGATATCGGCCGCGTTTGTAATTGCCGTGCGGTTTGCCGCGGCGGCAGTGCGAATTTCGGCACGATAAGTGACTGTAGCAGCCGGAATTTCCGTACCTACTTCGGACTTACGAACCACCATCCAGTCGGTTGGAAACAGAAGGCTATAAGCGATTTGATTAATCTGAGAAATCCATGTGGTTTTTAGAGTATCTAAATCCTTTGGATTATTCGGACCCCAGTAAAAACGATCATCATAGTATTCTGGTTGAGGTGCGTCGGTGATGCCTAACGCGGCCTTTTCTTCTGGAGAAGCAAGCCGCAGCCAGTTTGCAGGATACTGCACGGCGTCGTCGCCTTCTCCGACCGTAAATGCTTGGTCAAGCGGTAACGGATTTCCATTGAGTAAAAACATTATCGAGCCCTCGAGTAGTTAAACGGGTTTTCGGCAAAAGCTGCATAAATGAATGTTGCACCGCTGTCGTTGACTGTGTATGTGGCACTGTTGTGGCGAATTTTGAAGCCATTTGCCAAACCGTCAATAAGATCAGTACCAGTTGCTTCAGCATTACTATTGTTTGTCTGAAGCAAATTTTGTTCTGCGTTGTATTGGCTTCTTGATGTGTCAAGTAATTGCCAACTACCAGCTATTGAACTTGATTTAATCAGCACCCAACGTGGCCGGAAACCACAATAAATGAACGGACCGTCAGCACTACCATTACCCGTGTACGATCCAAATGCACTGTAGCCAGCTACAGCGGCCCAGCAGTAGGCGACGTAAGTTGTTCCATTTTGATTTGAACCTAATCCGCTACCAACAGAAAATACTGAAGATGTAGGAGACGTGCTGTTAAAATTAGATGTACCCGCAGACGCAATT